CACTCACGGACGGCAGTTTCACATCTTCGGTCATATCGTAATCACCGGCGTAAAGTTGGGAGCGAATCTGGGCGGAGCCTTTCAACTCTGCGTTCTTGAAACTGAATACTTTGATGACATCCACCACTTCGGGTGGGAACTCATCTGGGAATCTTTTCTTACGATAGATTTTTCCTACGCCCTTAGACATTCTACTAATAGGGGATATTAATAAAAACTAAACCTTCCACACTAATTAGAATGGATATAGACGCAATCAAGTCATACGCCTTGTCTAACTCCGATATAGAGCGGATTTTAGGCAAGACGAAAATACTGACCTATCCCGAGTTAGGTGATTTGAAAAATTGGGAAGATGCTTTTGACGACCAAGGACGGTGTGTATTGTTATTCCTTACTGAAAACCAACAAACCGGGCATTGGGTGGGCTTGATACGCAACAACAAAACGATTGAATATTTTGACCCGTATGGAGAAGCCCCCGAAGGAGATAAGAAATGGCTTAGCAAGGAGAAACTTCGTCAGTTGGACGAAGAGAAGCCGTATTTAACGAACTTACTCCGTGCCTCCGGTTTGAAGGTGTATTACAATACGCACCAGTTTCAGCAAGACAAAGGGGATGTGAATACTTGCGGTCGTTGGGTTGTTTCACGACTTTTGCTCCGAAAGAAATCATTACTCCAGTTTTATAAGTATGTAATGAAGGGTGGAGACAAGCCAGATGACTTCGTGTCCGCTTTAACTTTTAAAATATTAGGTAAGTAATAGATATAGAATGGCGTTTCGGTATTCAAGTTCTGTTGATTATCAGCAAGCCCAAGAGGACAGCGTCGCCCCCGATATTATCTACTATAACGGTGATATTATCAACAATCAGTCGGATACGCCCCTCCAAGCAAACAAAACGCAGTATGACCCCCAGATTCGGTTTAGCGAGACCCGTGATACGGCTCTTATCAAGGATGCGTCGCTCTATAACTTCAGTATCGTGCGATTCACGATGAACGGTGCTGGAAAAGACTTACCGCTGTTTCTTCCGCAAGTTCAGACGAATCCGCTTGTGAATCCCGCATTGGATGTGAATATGACGGTGTATAATCACAATATCTCAATGCGACTTACGACTCTTTCTACAGCCACTCCAGCCGGAGTGTCTCGTATGACAATTTTTCAAAATGGAGGTGGTGGGGCAATAGGGTATATAGTCCCCACTCAAGGAACGACATATACAATTTTACAGTTGGGAACTGTGAATTGGGGGGCAATCGGTTGGACTGCCCCCGTCGCTGTTGGCTCTACTGCGGTGCTGAATGTCCCCCCCGCTTCTATTACCGGAACTGGTGGATTTGCCTTACCGATAAGCGGAGCGAACTCAGCAATCACGACAATTACCCTCAATTCTTCGGATTATATGCCGTATCCCACATCCACTCAAACGCTTACGACGGGCAATACCTATGTCATTGCGAAACTTGGAAGCAGTAATATGAACTGGGTGGCGTTGGGCTTAGTGGGTGCGACAGCATCTCAAGGTTCATTTGTAAATCCGACGGCAGTCGCACCCGTCGGCGTTGGTTATGGAGTGATTTTAGCCCCCGATTTGCCGGGAGCAATCCCAGCATCACAGATGGTAGTCGGTAGGCAATACTATATATGTAGTCCCGGCACAACAAATTGGACTTCAATTGGATGGGCTACTGGAACGGGTGGCTCATTTGCGACATATATTGGAGGGGCAACGGCAACGGGAACAGTCATTAGTTCTGAATCGTATCTCATTGCCGTCCAATCAATCCAAAATTTCAATAACTACGCTGTCCCTTGTATCTTTCAAAGCGAAACATTGGACTCTGACATCGCCCCCATTCCAAGCAAGCAGACGATTTCTACCGGTAAGCAAGATGTAAGCACTCGGTATTACTGGGTATATAGTTATGGCTCGTGGCTTCGCTTAGTGAATTTGTCTTTCGCACAGTCAATGACATATTTACAAAATATGCTGAATCAACTTTGGACGCTTCCTACGACTGCGACTCTATACGGTCAGCAAGGGTTGGGATTTTCCTCAATTCCCATTCTCGCAAACTACGCATTACCTATGACGATAGGAACATCCGCTCCATTTTTCGGATACAATCCGGCGAACAATCTTTTCACTTTGTATGCGGATTCGTATGGCTTTGGTTGGACGGAAGGTTCCGCAACAGCCTTACCAACACGAGCATCGTATCAAGCATCACAGACATCCATCTCTACATCCAACGCCAACACCCCGTCGCTCTCTATCGGAGTAGAACAGTGCCGTCTATACTTTAACCAGAATCTGAATGGTCTCTTCAACAACTTCAAAAACACCTACGGCGAAGCGACTTGGGGGAACGCCGGAAACTATCAGAACTTTAACGAAATCTTCATCGGCTCGTATCTCAGTCAAAACATTTTGACAATACCCGTCCAAGTCCAGCCGGTTCCCCCGAACCAGCGAACTCCATCACCAGCAATCCAGAAGTCATACTGGGTTATGGCTCAAGACAGCGAAAGCACCTCCACTCTCTGGTGTCCGGTTGCCTCCATTGTTTTCACCTCCGGCTTCTTGCCGATTGTGAATGAAAGCACGGGTCAGCCGATTGTGTTCGGCACGGGCAATGTCAGCAGTCAAAACACCGTTCAGTCGGCTTTCCAGCCTATCATCACCGATGTGGCTCTTGCGAACCAGAGTGCCTCCGACTATCGTGGATTCATCAACTACACCCCGACGGCAGAATACCGCATCACCGGCTTCCAGCGTGGTCGCAATGAAGTTCGCCAGATTGACATCCAAGTGTGGTGGAAGAATCGCTTGGACGGTCAGTTGTATCCGCTCCAGATGTATAATCTTTCTTCCGTCAGCATCAAAATTATGTTCCGCAAGAGGGGTGCGACAATCCACGGTCTGGGTAAGATGGTTTAGAATACCCGGTTGGGTGTTTCTCTTGAGTTTTTTTTAGCCCCATAAGTTATAGAAATGGCTACTTCCGACATTGCGAAAATGTCGGTCTTTGACCCCCGCATCATCCAGAAAGCCCCCGCCTTTGCGGTGAATAAGGGTGCCTTGTCTCTGACGAATGTTCCCTTTGCTGCGATTTCACAGACTACGGCACAGCATACTTATAACTGCCCGATTCCATCGCAGAATGTTTTTGTTGATAGGGCGATTGACTGGACGAGTCAGTTGTATCTGGATGTTCAGATGACGACGACAGCCGTCAGCGTTCCCGTCGGCTCTTCCTACCTTGACCTTGGTCGGGACTGTGCCTTGACGAACTTCCCTATCCATTCTCTGATTCAGACAATGACGGCAACCATCAACGACACGACCGTAACGATGAATACTCAAGATGTGCTGAAGGAGGTTCTTCGTCTGACCTCCACTTGTGGAAACAAGAAGTCCCGAACTTGCCCGACGATGGATGATTTGTCGGTGCTGTATTCCGACCTTGCGAACTCTGTCGGCTCCCCCCTCTCCAGTTATGGTGAGCGGAAGTCTGAATGCGAAGTAGGCAACGGTGCTTTCCCCGGCATTCGGTTCTGTTCTCCAATTGCTCCCTACACGGTTTTCAAGCCGACTGATAATGGTGCCGGCTGGATTGACCCAATCAGCGGTCTTACTGTTAATGTTGTAAATGGCGTTCCCGTCAAGCCGGCGACGGTGGGGGCTAATAACGGCGATAGTATGAAGATAGGTATTGTCGTGAATTCCGTTGAGAAACTTGTCCTTTCTCCTTTCATCTTTGCGAACCAGCACGAGTGGGACACCGGATTATTCGGCATTAATGCGATACAGTTTGTAATGAATCTTGGCTCTCCCACACGCATTCTGCGTGGGCTTCAGACTCTGAATGGTGCGAACCGCTCCTTTTCCGTGTCTTACGGAAATCAAGGCTTCCAGAACTCCCAACTCTTGCTACAGATACTTACCCCCAGTTTGGATGTTCCTCTGCCTCCGAAGTCAGTTGTGCCGTATATGGAGTTCCCCCGCTACATCACCTCCGCCACTCCTTCTACTTCTTTTGATGCGGATACGGTTCAGACTTTCTCCAGTCAGACGATTGTTCTCCCGCAGATTCCCGATATGCTTCTAATCTATGCGAAGCCGTCCTCGTATGCTACTCCCGATGAGGGGGACTGGCACTTAGTTCCCGAAAATATCAGTCTGAACTTTGACAACTTTGCGGGTCTTCTGTCCGCACACCGTCAGACTCAGTTATACCAGATGGCGGTTCATAATGGTCTGGATATGGATTGGGCTCAGTGGAGTGGTAAAGC